AGACGATTCTGACTCAGAAAAGGTTAAGAAAGCAGCCCGTGTCATTCTGGTTTCACTCGGCGGCTTTATCCCTTCAACTCTGAAAAAAATGTTCGGAACAGTTAAAGATTTATCGTCTGTTCCAGTGAAAGGCAATGATTTTTTTCATTAATTTTCAGGAGTCACTATGTGCCGTTTACCTATCAATGATCCAGTGCTGATGGCCCCTATCAACCGTCTGATGCGCGGTGGCCTGAAGGTGCTGAACGTCAATACACAGTATCGTCGCCCGGTTGTTGAGGTTGACCGCCCCTTTCAGGCGTGGCGTGGTAAGGAAGTTGAAATCACTGAGCGCAAAGATGGCAAATACACGCAGGTTAAAATGCTCATTTGGCGCGGGATGCATATTATCTGGAGGTAGCATGGCTGAAGTAGTCATAAACATTAAAGAGGTTGAGCATGGTTTTAATATTTCTGCGATTTGGTCAGAGGAAAGAGAGGATTCAGAGGTTTTAAAAAAACTTACCGAATTACTGTCTTATGTAATGCTTGATGCAGCAAAAAACAAAATAGCTGAAGTGCTTGAAAATATAAGCGAGGTGAAAAATGGATACGAAAACTAAACAATTTACCGATGTGGCAGTACCCGCTGATTACTGGGTTGACGCAAAAGGCGCTCTAATTCCCAGCAAACTGCTGAAACCGATTGACCTTGCCCGTGATTCACTGGTTGGCGAAATCGTCACAAAGGCCATTGAGCTGAATCAGTTAATGGCAAAGTTCAAAGATGCGGCATTTGCGGATATCGCCGCATTCGTTGACCTTTCAGCGAATGAATATGATGTGAAGCTGGGCGGAAAAAAAGGCAACGTGACGCTCTTCACCTTCGACGGCCGCTATAAGATTCAGCGTGCGATGGCTGACCGCATCGCGTTTGATGAACGCCTGCAGGCGGCGAAAGAGCTTATCGATCAGTGCCTGGCAGACTGGACGGAAGGCGCTCGTCCTGAGTTGCAGATCCTGATTAATCGGGCATTCTCAACCGATAAATCAGGTGAGGTCTCCACCGGTGCAGTTCTGGCCCTGCGCCGGTATGAAATCGAAGACCCTCGCTGGCATCAGGCAATGACTGCTATCGGTGAGTCCGTGCAGATTGTGGCGACCAGCGCTTATATCCGCATTTACGAGCGCATTGGCGATACAGACCAATATAAACCTATTCCTCTGGATATGGCGGCGGTGTGATATGAAAGCCAAAGAGTTTAACTCTAAATATATTCCCGGTTCGGCATTCTGGCATCAGCGGCCGGATGAAAAAGAGCGCCGGGCAGTGCGGACAATAGCCAGTGCCATAGATTTAAAATCGGCAACGGTTGTTGAAATTAACGTTGAACCCTGGCTGGCAAACGTAAATTCGCTTACTCGCCAGAATTAATTAAATTCACTCTGTTTTTAAATGGCGTAATGCGTCAGGGGATGCTTACGCCTGAATTAAAGGAGGTACAAATGAAGAGTTTACTATCTGGTGTTATTGACGGGTTAATGATGTTGCCCCACCTAAGGGGAATCGTCTGGACTGTAGGCATTATTTTTTGCATTGCCATCTGGATTATCGGTATTTCACATGGCGTAAAAGCGTGGGAACTCGCTTCAACTTTCTTTAAGGTGGCTTAAATGGGATTTTACAAAATATCAAGCAAAGCGGCTCTGGATGATCCGTTAATTGGCCATAGCAGTCTCTGGACACACTCTCGCTCACAAAACAACTTTACCCGTGCACCACGCGGTAAAACACGTATTCCAAAAGAGCGCCGCGAGGAACATAAACAGCTCCTTGAGACATGGGATGATGGCCGCCCTCGGGAACGTATTTCCCGCGAGCCATACTGGAAGGCGCTCGGGTTGCAATGGGGAATACTCATCCTTTGCGGAATAACTCATTTTCGCGCTGGTGATGTCATTTACTTTAAAACCCCGGCGAAACCATCCAGTGATTCAGGCGCAATGGAAATTATCGAGTCTGAATACCTTGCAGCAGAAAAATTAATCTCATAACAGGGGGCAGTAATGGCAGATTACCTTTGTGTCTCAGGTTGTGAAATTCAGGAAAAAGGCGATAGGCGCATTTATCACCTGAATAATGATGCTGTCGTTGTTGAGCATCCAAGGTATCCAGGGAAAACCCGATTTCAGTTTTATACCCGTCACGGTCAGTTTGTCCGTAAACCGGCAGATAAAGCCGCAATGAAACAGGCCGTAGAGCGCCATAAGAAACGCTGGAGATTAGCATGAATACCGTAAACCGTTTTATTACCACCTGGTCAGGTCAGCATTTTTATTTCTGCAGCTCCGATACCGATATTATCTATATCGACGATATCGCCCAGACGCTCTCTAACCTCTGTCGCTTTACGGGGCATCTGGATGACTTTTACAGCGTGGCCCAGCATTCGGTGCTGGCCAGTTATCTTGTGCCGCCGCAGTTCGCACTGGAAGCGCTGTTGCACGATGCCAGCGAGGCTTACTGCAACGATATCGCCGCGCCGCTCAAAGCCCTGCTGCCGGACTACCGCAACGTTGAGGCGTGGGTGGATGGCCTAATCCGCCGGAAGTTCGGACTCCCAGCCGAAATGAGCCCTGAGGTGAAAAAGGCGGATCTCATCATGCTGGCTACCGAACGCCGCGATCTGTTCATCGATGACGATACCGAGTGGGCCATTCTCAGGGGCATTCAGCCTACGGATAAATTTATCATCAGCCCGCTTAATCCACGTCAGGCCAGAAAGTTGTTTATGGAGCGTTGGCATGAACTTAAATCAGCAGCATAAAGATATCGATAAACAAAAGCTGATGACTAACGCATCGAGATTCAGGGATCCGGCCGAACGTCGTAGTTTCTGGTCAGTCATCTTCATCACCTTTATTTCAGCATCAGCTATCGTCCTTTTTAACTTTATTTTTTAGGAAAATTACCAAATGAGTCATGACAAAGATGTTTTAAATAGATTCCTGATAAATACTGCCAATCACACAATGAAGGTTCACCGTGATGATGGTATTTATCGTCATCTGGAGTTTTCACGTAATGGCAGTAACAGTTATCGGTTTGATCTGGTTACATGGCCAGGCTATCTGTGCGTCACCGGCGATATGGGGACGTGGACCTTTAGCCGCATCGCAGACATGTTCGATTTTTTCACGGCCAGCCATTTCGGGCGGCAGGAAAGTTTTCTTATTAATCCTGGCTATTGGTCAGAGAAATTTGAAGCGGGTGCAGGTCGTGGTCGGCGTGAATCGCCTTGTTTCGAGTTCGATGCACAGGCCTTTGATAGCGGGTTACAGCAGTGGCTTGATGCTTATCTCGAAGAGTGTGACGATGATGATGACGCTAAAGAGGTCAGAGACGCTATAGATGAGCTGAAGGGTAACAACTTCACCACAGAGAGCGATGCGTATCATGCTCTCGATAGCGCCTATTTTCCAGGCAATGTCAGTACATTCGACATCTGGGATGGTATTGAAGGTCTCCAGGCGTACAGCGTCCACTATCTCTGGATCTGTTATGCGATTGTGTGGGGAGTTGAGCGGTACCGCACCGCCAAACTGACGGACAAGGCGATGAATATCTTTCTGGCTGTAAGAGGAAATTTATGAATATCAAACCTCCAAAGCAACTTTATAAATGGGATAAAGCACGGGTGAGACTCACCAGACCCGCATCAAACATGATGGCATCCCTTCCGACAGGTACAACCGGAACAGTAATGAAAATGGGCAGAGGTCTTGAGTTTACCTCCGATGCTTGCCAGTGCTGTGGTGTTCAGATTCGTATAACGAGAATGGGTCCCGATGATTTCGAACTTATTGAATTAGGGCCGCTGACCTGAGGACGCAATGAAGGGCCTCCTGCGTAATATGACCGCCGGTAACTTTAACCGGCGTTATCCGGTGGGCTCCCGGTTCCGGTATTACATCGTTCCCGGGATGCCTGAAGTGGAAGAAGTCGTCACCATCTCAGCAGCCTGGCATGTACGTAACGGCCGGCTGGTCGTTCGGGTGGAAGGGAAAATCGGGGGCGTGTCGGTTAATAAACTCGAACCCATCCAGTGAGTCATTCTTGCAGGCACTTTACGGAGTGCCTGCCGTAATGGCAACCAACAGGAGGTAATATGTCCACTCCAGCAAAACGCGGCCTTATCGGGGCCATCAAAGCCGGTCAGGCTCATCTTGGCTGGGACGACGCGACATATCGCGCCGTGCTGGCCCGTATGTGTAACGGCAAAACCTCATCCACAAAATGTTCCCTCGACGAGCTGCAGGCCGTGCGTGAATACATGCATGAGCAGGGCTTTCCCCGCCAGTCAGCCCGTCACGGCAAGCGACCAAATGTGGCCCGTTCACACATAACGATGCTCAGCAAAATTGAAGCTTTGCTTGCAGATGCAAAACGGCCGTGGAATTATGCCGAGAAAATGTGCGATCATATGTTCCAAGTTAAGCGCGTGGAATGGTTAACGACAGAACAGTTAACCAAGCTGATGCAGGCGCTGGTCATTGACGCAAAGCGGCGTAAAAAACGGGAGACAATCGATGAATCTGCAACAGGTAACAGAGCTACTGCCACCGGCAGTAATACAGATAGCTGACCTTATTGGCTTCCCTGCCACCGAGCAACTGCTATCCGCGTTCGGTGGTACCACTTTTCCGATTGGAAAAGGTCTCCGCGCTCTCGGCGCTAACCGCGCCGCTCTTCTCCGCGATACCATCGGCGACCACAATACCCAGCTCCTGATTAAAAACTTCGGCGGTGAGGTGCTTTATCTGCCTCGCTGCGATCGGGCGTTACGTGAGCTGCGTAACCGTCGGTTTCTTGCTGAGTTTGACACCGTTCGTCAGGATGGCACCTCTTCGCTGATGGCCATGACATTACTGTGTCCGCGTTACGGTTTTAGTGATCGCTTTGGATGGCAATTGCTGGCACAAGAAAAAAGTAAGTTAGCGCAACGACAGGAGTCATTATTTTGAAGAAGTTAGTTCTTCCTGCTTTATTTTCACTTTGCTGTATTGTATCTGCCGGAGCGGCAGATAACGAACTAAGTCTGGCAAAGAAAGCGCTTTTGGGTGACTACCAAGCACAGCGAAATCTTGCTTACGGCTATGTTCACGGATGGGGTAAAAATGGTGATGCTGATTTCATCCCGCAAGATTCGATTAGAGCCTGTGCATGGCGAAAAGTAATTTTACTGGCAAATCAAAAAACAGCTGACTCTAGTGATTATGTGAATGAGTCTGTAGATTGTCAAAAGGTCCGCGCTGCAGATAATCATGAGGTCTGGAAGCTGGTTTGGACTATCGTCAATAACTTACCCCGTTAACCCACTGAACCCCTTCACCTGACTCCCTGATCCCCCTCCCGCGATACTGACACCACCTTTATTTTCCGTGGTATCAGTACATGAATCTCAACGACTTCCAGCGTGCCGCCGGCATTACGCAACAGCGGGCGCAGCAATGGCTTGATCCGCTGAATGCGGCTATGGCCGAATTCTTTATCAATACCCCGTTGCGCCAGGCTGGCTTTATTGCACAGCTCGGGCATGAGAGCCTCCGGTTTACCCGAGTCGTCGAAAGCCTGTACTACCGCGATGCTGAGCGTCTGGCGATGATTTTTCGTTCCGACTTCGATCTCAACAAAAATCGTAAGATTGAGCCCTCAGAACTGGCACTGGCCCAGCAGTTCGTAGGCAGGCCGGAAGCGACCGCCAATTTTGTCTATGCCAATCAGGGCGGAAACGGCCCGGAGTCCTCCGGCGACGGCTGGCGTTATCGTGGTCGTGGCCCGATTCAGATCACCCTCAAAAACAACTATCGGGCCTGCGGGCAGGAGCTGGGGCTGGACCTGCTGAACAACCCCGATTTGTTGCTGGAGCCCGTTCATGGCGCACGTTCTGCCGCCTGGTACTGGTATCAGCACGGTTGTAATGCGCCAGCAGATTCGGCCAATGTGGTCGAAGTCACCCGCAAGATTAACCCCGCCCTGGTCGGTCTTAATGACCGCACCATGCTCTTCGAGAAAGCCAGGAGGGCGCTATGTCCCTCAAAGAACTGATATCTAACCCGTCGGGCCGGCTCAGTACCTCCGACACCATTACCTTTTTTACCTTTCTGGTCACGTCCACGATCGTCATCTGGTACGGCTACAGCCTGCAGCTGCAGGAGTGGATGTTTACCGCCTACATCGTTGCCTGGGCGGGTCATAACATCGGGTCCAAACTGGTGGCCATGAAGCGCGATCAGCCTGCTACCGGTACAAACGGAGGTACTCCTGATGGTCAGTAAACTCTGGATGCTGGTTAAACCGCTCCTCCCCTGGCTGGTTGCTGTTGCGCTGATTCTGTTTGCGGGGATCTGGATTGGCATTCAGGTATGCGCCAGCCAGATGCGTGGAGATGTACAGACGGCGAACAACGCGACGGCCACCGTCCAGAAGGCGTTCGAAGATTACAGGATTGAGCGTGAAAAAACGGATGCCGACAAGGCCAGGCAAAATCAGTCGCAACTGCAGGCTCAGGTAAATCTCGCCGAACACTACCGCCAGCAGGCGGAAAAGCTTTCCGGGGAGCTGCTGGCCAAAGGCAAAGCGCTGACGATCGCACAACAAAAACTGAAGGAAAAAATTGATGAACTCGCACGCAAAGATGGTGCTGGCTGGACTGGTATCGGTCCTGGCGCTTTGTGCCTGTACCAGCAGAACCTCGGCTATCCAGCCGGACCCGGTTGTAGTCAATACCTGTCAGCAGCCAACAGCGGAAATGCTGGATATTCCGGCGATGCCGGCAGCGCCGGCGGCGGACTCTCTCCCCGGGGAATCCTCGGCCACAGCAACGACTATGGCGAATGGTGCCAGCGCATTCGCAACAAACTGAACACCCTACGCCAGCTCTACGGTAAGGAACCACAATGAACCCAGACCAGCTTTACCAGTTACTTCTCGGACTTGTCACGCTGTTCGGCGGTATCTGGATCCGCCGCCTGCAGCTGGATATCCGCGACCTGGAGGAATCGGTTGACCGTATCAGAACCGAATACCAGCGCCGGGACGATGCCTCGCGTGATTACAACCTGGTATCGGACAACATCCGGGACATCAAGATCTCACTGAACCGCATCCTCGACAAACTGGACAAGAAGGCAGACAGGACATGAAGGCCAGACAAAAGCGGCGGCAACGTCGTATTACCACAGCAAACGTGACGCCGTCGGTCAGGCTGGCCAGCGATGACCCGTTAATGCTTTTGCAGCAGTTGCTGACGGAACAGCGCCGGCCGTTCTCCCCCGACATCATGCCGGAACTGGAGAAAATATCCGGGGCGGTGATGCGTATCGATCGGCGTATTGATGCGATGGAAAGCCGGGTTATCCGTCAGGGTGCTATCTCCGGCGGGCTGACCGGGGCGCTGTCGGGCGGCCTGGTCGTGACGACCATTTCCTTAATCAAGGCCAAGATGGGGTTCTGATATGGCGCATCCGCCCGAGACAAGGGAAAAAGTACGGCGGCTTTATATTCAGAGCCAGCTGTCACTGCAGATCGTTTCTTCTCAATGCGGCGTCAGTTTTGCGACGGCCGCCCGTTGGAAGAAAGATGCGCAGGACAGCGGCGACGACTGGGACAAGCTCCGTGCCGCGAACGTGCTGGCGGGTAATGGTATGGAGGACGTCGGTCGGGCCATCCTGATGGGGTTGCTGGTCCAGTATCAGACCACCATTGAACAGCTCAACGTTGATTCACAGCTGCCGCCACAGGCCCGTGTGGAGCTGCTGGCCAGTCTCAGTGATGCCTTCAACAAAGCGACGGTGGCGAGCAAGCGCGTTCTGCCGGAAACGTCGCAACTGGCCACCGCGATGGAGGTTATCACCATGCTATCCACCTTCATCAGTGAACACTATCCGAAGCACATGGAAGCGTTCGTCCAGGTGCTGGAACCTTTTGGTAATGAGGTGCAAAAACACTATGGCTAATCAGGATTTCAGAGCGCTGCTGAGCAGCGCTCATCAGCGGGGATTCAGTGCAACCGGTCAGATAGACCTGCAAACGCTGAATCAATGTCGAGAGCTGATTCGTCAGTCACTTCATACGGGAGCTTCATTAAGTACAACCAAAAAGCAACTGCAAATCTTGTTTTCGCCTGCGGTGAAAGGCTAGCCGGGATATGCATCAGGGGGCGGCTTTTATTAAGCGTATTTGCGACACAAAGAATGATGAACTGCTGATAACGCTCAAGCAGAACGCGCAGTACCACCAGGGGTATTTCATCCCAGCAGGCATCGTTCAACACGTAATCGCGAATGGCTTTATCAGCCTCGCGCTCGTATTGACGACGATAGCGGACGGTCTTGAGTTGATGGAGTCGCTCTCTGAAGCGGTCCTGTAAGGGCCAGATGTATTCAAGGACGGTATCAGCGTCAATGCTTTCGGGTTGGCAACTTTGGAGCGGTTTTTGAAGTTCGTGCCGGCATAAAGCGTCCAGAAGTGCGAAATGCTTTTCCTGCATAACGATCTCTCCTGCGGAGAAATTAAAGAGGATTTTTATTATGGCTGACAAATTAATCAGGGTGAATAGCCGCATCAGCGTGATGGCCAGCCAGGTGGCTTACGTCATCGCGCCGGAGTTTAAGGAGCGTATCGAAGTTCACTTGCTCGATGGTCGCGTTGAAGAGCTGGAATACGCAATGCGTAACGAACGCTGGAGCGCTAAAGATCGGTTTGAACAGGCTGTTAACGACGCTTTAAAGGGGTAATAACCAATGAGTTTTTTACTGAGCATTCTTATTGATGTAATTGTGGCGATTGCCCTCACGCTGGGCGTTATGTGGGCGGACGAACGGTTACTGAATATTGGCTATTTTGCCGGCTGGTTCATCGGAGTTCTTAACCTGCTGGGACTGGCGAGCCCTAACGGCCAGATTGTATTTGAGCGTGAGTATAAACATCGCTCATTGGCCAGACGTATCTATGATGTACTGACAGATATTGCATTCATCGTGTTTTCCGTCTGGTCCGGGTGGTTCGTGATGTCTGTTGTATATGCACTGCAGGCAGCCTGCAAAGCGCAGATGATCGCCACGCAAGAACGCAAGCTATCCGCCACGGCGGTTACGGAGTAAGCCGTGGCGCGTAAAAAGAATGTCACCCTGAACAAAAAGGAGTTTGAGGCCCAGCTCAACGAGCTGGCCTCATCGCTACGCCGGTCCATCGAAGCGGAACAGGTCGGCTTTGACCCGTCTCAGGAGGCCGTCAATCAGCGCCGTGAGTCGGTCAGGGATCCGGTTAACGGCTTTCGTTACTTTGTGCAGAACTACTTCCCGCACTATATCCGCCATAAAGATGAGTCGGAGCTGCATAAGTTCCTGTTTCAGCGTCTGCCTGAAATCGTTAACGCGACCGTCAGCCAGCAGGACGCCATTGCTGCTCCCCGTGGTGAGGCCAAATCGACCATTGTCAGCCAGCTCTTTGTTCTGTGGTGCATTATCCTGGAGCTGAAAAAATACCCGGTCATCATCATGGACAGTATCGACCAGGCGTATCCGATGCTGGAAGCCATCAAAGCTGAGCTCTGCTGGAACCCGCGGCTGAAGATGGACTTTTCCGACGCCTGCGGCGCGGGCCGCGTCTGGCAGATGGGTACAATTTTGACAACGACCGATATCAAGGTGCAGGTTGCCGGTAGCGGTAAAAAGCTGCGCGGCCTGCGTCATGGCCCGTATCGCCCCGATCTGGCTGTACTCGATGATATTGAAAACGATGAGCTGGTCCGTAACCCGGACCAGCGCGATAAGCTGGATAACTGGTTAAAAAAGACCGTCCTGCCGCTGGGTGGCGCGGGGGCCAAGTTCGATGTGATCTACATCGGGACCATTCTGCATTACGACTCGGTGCTGTCCCGCACCCTGAAGAATCCCCTGTGGAAACGTAAACGCTTTAAAGCGCTGATCACCTGGCCGTCAGACATGACGCTGTGGGATAAGTGGGAAGAGGTCCTGCGTAACAATGACGAGGAAGGCGAGCTGCTGGCCCGGGCGTTCTACGATGAACATCGGCAGGCAATGGAAGCCGGCGCGGTAGTTTCCTGGTCAGCGCGGCCACTCTATACCCTGATGTTGATCCGCGCCCGTGACGGTCACAGCACCTTCGACAGTGAATACCAGAATGACCCGGTTAGCGGCGATGATGCGCCGTTCGCCACCTGTATCACCTTCTGGGTTAACCGGCAGACGGAATGGTCGTTCTTTGGCAGCATCGACCCCAGCCTGGGTAAGAACGGTAATTCCCGCGACCCGTCGGCGATCCTGGTCGGGGGATTCAACCGGATGACCGGAGTCCTGGACGTTGTCGAGGCCCGCATTAAAAAGCGTCTGCCGAGTGTCATTATCAGCGACACCATCGCGCTGCAGCGTGAATACGGATGCCTGTGCTGGTCGGTTGAGGCAGTCCAATTTCAGGAGTTCCTGCGTACAGAGCTGGTCCGCCAGTCAGCGGAGCTGGGTATTCCGGTACCGGCGATGCCGGTTATCCCGCACTCAGACAAAATCCTGCGTATCGAGTCCCTGCAGCCGTATGTGTTTAACGGACTGATTAGGCTTCATCCGAGCCAGGTGACCCTGATAGAGCAGCTCCGTCATTTCCCTATGGCCGATCATGATGATGGTCCCGATGGGCTGCATATGCTCTGGGCGCTGTGCAACTCCTTTGGGACGCGCGACGGTTTCCGCCACGTTCCGCGCCGGCAGGACGATGACAGAGATGATGACAACAGACATTCAGGCCAGCAGCGCCAGCGTTCCCGCTCGCGCTTTGGTAACGGAGGATGGTAATGGGCAAGATAGTTGATCAGTGGGGCCGCCCATTTGATAAGGCGGTGACAAAAGCGCCGCAGACCGCACGGATGATTCAGCTGAACAGCACGTATCCCGATCA